TATATCATTGCTTTGTTTCCTCTTTTATGTAATTTATAAAGGAAACCATTCTTCCGGATTTCAATCTTAAGTAATTCCATTATTGATTAATTATTTTCTGTATCTGGAAAAATAGAGATAATAAACTCACAACTGGGTCAATCACTAATGCTCTTTGTGATTGGTGCTCTGCTACTTTAACTATTATTCCCGGGATTTTATTTATATGTTCTGTTCGATTTCCTAATATCCAATCTATAAACTCTCCCCCTAGAGCAGTCATAACATCTTCAACCTTCGTTCCATACTGACCTACCAATATTTGATAGTTATTAACAGGATCTGGTTTACTAACTAATATATTATATAAATCTACATATGACCACCCAGAATTTTTTATCTTGACCATGTCTATGGTTTTTGTCCCATCTACCATCCAAGATTGAATTCTATTTAAAGCATTTCTTAAATCAGGAAAATTTACTCTCGTGAATTCTGCTAATGATTCCTCGTCTATTGTCATTCCAACCTTTCCTAAAATAAGCTCTATTCGTTTTTGCCATTCGTCTTTTAGGTATTCCTCTTCCTCAGCATTCACTGGGTCAAAATTAATAACCTCAAATCTACTTTGCACTGGCTTAGGTATATTATTTAACCAATTACAAGTTGCAATAAATCGGGTATTTCCTTGAAATTTTTCAATCGTTCCTCTAACAGCTTTATAGAACTGTGCAGATGCTCCGTCAAATTCGTCGAGAATCACAACTTTCGTTGAAGAATTTCCATCCATTATACTTATGGATCTACAAAAATCATTTATTTTTCCGCGTATTATATCAACAGAGCTTTCGTCTGATACGTTAATAAATTTAGTAGGATATCCCTCAGCTAATATTTTTGCTAAAGTAGTTTTACCACATCCAGGAGAACCAACAAGTAATAAATGTTGAGATAGTTCTTTCTCCTTGAAAGAAGCTCGTATCCTTTTTGGTAATATCATATGCTCGACTTGTTTAGGTCTAAGCTTTTCTGTTAAGAGTTCTCGTATCATTAAAGAGCTATTTAAAGTATTTTATGACAATTAGTGTCTTTAGTTTCCATCTATTGTTAATTAGACTATATAAAGTATAAGCAAATATAATAAAAATAACGCAAATACATCAGACAATAGCTGGGATTTTACCTATATTATATACATACTATTTAGTAGGTGGGTTAGAATGCATTACTGAGTAGCCCTCTACCAGTTCTTCGGCGCTTATTGCTACCGCTCCCGTGTAATTACATGCTAAGAATCCTGCTAGATTTACTATCTTTAATCCTTCAATAATTTCTATATCTGCAGCAGTACATAAAGCAAGAGCTGCAGCAGCACTGTCGCCAGCACCAGTAACATCAAATACTTTAGCTTCATAACCATCTATATGGTATTCTTCTTCTCCTGAATTGTAAAATACCCCCGACATTCCCATGGTTACTACCATAGCACTGATTCCATATTTTTCTAAAAGTACGTCACTAAGCTTTTTCATTTTTTCTTTATCCTCTATAATACTATCTAGTGATATCCCTAACATACGCTTAAACCCATTTAGGTTTGTTTTGATTATCGATATATTATTTTCTTTTGATATAGAATAATTAGAAACATCACTAGGTAAATCTAAAATAACCTTAATCCCTTCTACTGAAGCCTTGCTCGTTATTTTTTCAATTATATCGGTATTTAAAAAATCCTTTCCTAGATCTTGAATCATTATGAGATCATATCCCTTGATATCGGCCAATATTTTATCTATTGCTAGATAAATCTCATCATATTTAAGGGGTTCTTTTACGTCCTCGTCCATCCGAACTATCTGCTTCCCGTTACAAATTATTCTTGTTTTTATACTATTTGATCTGTCCTTGACTTTTATAATATGTTTAGTTCCTATAGCATATGATTCCAAATTACTAAATATTAACTTCTCTAGGTGATCCTTTCCTACTATACTAACTAAATCACATTCGCCTCCAAGTGAAACTATATTGCCTGCTAAATTACCTACACCACCGGTAAAATATTGTGTACCTTTTTTTTTAATTATAGGAATGGGTGCTTCGTATGATAATTCGTTAGATTCCCCGATTATGTATTCGTCGGTTATATAATCACCAAAAAGTAATATTTTTTTTCTAGAGGCTGAAAAATCTGCTTTGCCCATTATTTAATATTTAAAGTGTGAATTTCCCAGTATCCGTTGCTCCTTCTCCTCCTTCTGCTCCTTCTTCATCTCCAGAATCAGCTTTGATTTTTTCTGCTACTTTAGCAAATGCTTTTTTATATCTAGCGTTCGATTTAATCTCGTCCATAGTAAGGCCAAGAAATCTTTGTATTAGGAATTCGCTATCGAAATATGGTATCTCTTCTCCCCCTTCTTCAACTGGAGCTTCTTTAAGCCCCTTCAAACTAGCTATAAATGTTGCTCTTTTAGACAGGTGCCCTAATTTTATTTTCTCTTCGTATTCACTCTCCCTTATAAAATTTAAACCTAAATTAGACCTGAATGCTTGATCTGAAGCAAGTTGTGGATAATCCAAACACATTTGTATATAAAGAGGTTTTATAAGGATTTCTTGGAAATTAGCCCTTAGTCTATTTAAAAACTTAGCAAATCGGATCTCGTCTCTTTCCATCTGGTCTATATTAACCTGATGGGTCATTTGTGGACCACCCTTAAATGCAAACCTAGCATATGGTATTTTTGAATCTAACTTTAGTTTATTTACAAAATAAATAACACTGTCCATTACATTAAAATCTGGGCCACTTGGATTTAAGGATTCTATTTGCGGGCTTTCTCCATTCTTTTCAGGGAACAGATAATTCTTATAGAACTGAACTTTCGGTCTTCCATTAACGGTAAGCTCGCCACTACTATCATCAATTTCAATATCCTCTTTATAGCTAGACATTAGCTGGCCTAAAGTTTGTAATGCTTTTTGTGGCGCCTGGGATCCAATAGGTATTATGAACTTAAGTCTATATGATGCATTCATAACATTCCAAATAATCCTGGTATTTTCCATTATTCTTAATATGTTATAAGATCTAACAAGTCTTTCCACATAACTAACTCTAGATATCGAATTACCTTTTGCATATGAAAGATATAATACCTGCTCATCCCTTAGCTTCCTAGTCATATCAGTACTTCCTGGATATTGTACCCAGAATTGCTCATATTTACCAGGACCAACTTTCTCTACCGTTGGCTGTAATGAGGTTGCATCTAATTCTTTAAATCCAACAATCTCTTTTCCTTTATTATCAAATATTATTTCAAATGCAAGAAACCCATCCGTTAAGAATTGCTTCATATATTGCCATCCTAGATTCGAATTAGTAAATCCAAACATAGCATAGATCTTTCTGAAGTTCTCAGTAATCTTTTGTTTTATGTCATCTTTAAGGTCTACGTTAATAACCTCAGGATATGCAAAGAAATTTTTGGTATCACTTACTATACACTCATCAGATAGCGTATCTAGAATGAACTCGATCTCACCGTTTAATGAGAATTTCCGTAAGAAGTCTCTTTTCCCAATATAATCCTTATCAAAGTAAGCAATATACTTTCTTACTTTAGTATCCTGTAAAGCAGCAGTCCATCTAAAAGCATCCTCAATTGGAGCACTTCCGTCTGAAGTTTGAAATCCTGCTTCAGTTTTACCAATCGTCTGGGAATTATTAATTACCATATCCTGGTATTCCATACCAAATTTAGAAATTCTACTTAAATTTCTAAACAGATTAGTTAAAGATTGTCCGCTTCTTATATTTTCTAAAAATCCTGCCATTATTTATTATCTTCTTCTTTATCTTCTTCTCCCTCTTCGCCTTCTTTACCTTCTGTATCGTCCTTCGATTCTTCGGTTTCTTTCTTCTTTTTATTTTCTGCTGTTCGTTTTCTCGCTTCTTTATTTGCTCTTATATCATCTTCAGTAAGCCCTAAATATCTTTCAATTAAAAACGCTACAGAAAAATACGGGGTATCTTCATCATCCAGCGTAACTCCCATAAGGGTTTCTATTGATTCTAATTTTGCCCCCATTGTTTCAATTTCTTGATTTATCCGGAATGGATTATCAGAAAAATAGGTCAATCCTAACTGACTCTTAAATTGGTAATCTTTTTCTAATGCTGGTACTTCCTTACACATTTGAATCCATAAGGGTTTTATTAGCATAGACTGAAAATTAGATCGAAGTCTATTTATAAACTTATCAAACCTTATTTCTTCTTTATCCATACCATCTGCACCGTTGGTATAATTTCCCTGTGTTCCTGCATCAGGACCTTGAAATCTAGATGTAGGGACTTTTGATTCCAGCATTAATTTATCATAAAAATAACTAAGTGGCTGCATATCATTTAAATCAGGCCCTTCTGTATTTAACGGTTCTATAGTAGGTGTTCCATTAACACCCGCCGGCATCATATAGTTTTTGTAGAATTGTATCTTAGGTCTACCATCAATCGATAATTCCCCACTCTCATCATTAAATTTAATATCCTCCTTATAAATGCTCATAAGTTCACCAAGGGATTGCATAGCTTTTTGGGGTGATTTAGTTCCTATTGGTACTGTCATCTTCATTCTAAAAGAAGAATTCATAACAGACCATATTATTCTTGTATATTCTATGATACGTAATATATTATACGGTCTAATAAGTCTTTCAGTATAGCTAACTCTAGATATAGCATTCCCCTTTGCATATGAAATATAAATTATCTGAGAATCATAAAGTTCTCTTCTTTTCCTCTCATCGTCTGGGTATTGAATCCAAACTGGTATATAGGTTCCATCTGTTTGTTTTTCTACACTTGGAACTACAGTAGAGGAATCTAATTCTTTAAATCCGATAATGTTTTTCCCACTATCATCATAAATAATTTCAAATGCTAAAAACCCTTCAATTATAAGTTGTCTAAAATAATGCCATGCAGTAGCATCATCATTGAATCCCCATAGTGAGTACAGTTTCTTATAAACTACGTCTATTTTATCTTTTACCTTTTCATTAGCATTAGTAAGATTTAAAAATGATGGGTAAGCAAAAAAATTAGATGGATCATATGATATAGCCTCGTCACAAATGAGATCTAATATAAATTCAATTTCAGGATTTAATGAGAATTTTCTTAAATAATCTCTTTTTCCTACATAACCCTTATCAAAATAAGATATGTATTCTCTTGTGGTAGTATCCTGTCGTCCTAAAGAATATAATAGCCCTTCATCCTCTATAGGACCATTCTGCATAAAAATTGCTTCAGTAGCTCCTATTGCCTGTGAATTCTTTACTACCAAATCATTATACCGCATTCCAAAATTACTGAGATTCCTCACAGAATTCCTAATTCTTTGGAATAATGTATTGTCATTCGATGTGGTATCTAAAAAGCCTGCCATTATTTATATTTTATATTATATTGTAGAATCAGGATTTAATTTCATTCTATATTTTCTATATATCCCATTTAAGTCTTGTCCAACGATAGATGGTATGTTTAAGTATGGTAAAAGTCTCCAGTCCGAATAATCTATAATCCTAATATTCTTCATATATTCTCTTTTGAATCCAGTATATGAAGTTTCGAATCCGGTCCTTCTTAGAATAACCTTTAGGTTTTTATATCTTAAGTCTAGAATCTTTTGTATCCCTTTAATGTTTTTTATATTATTCTCAATGATAAATCCATATTGGTCATATATCCTGGTTAATATTTCTGCTCTATAGTATTGTGGGGTAACCCCAAGATCAATGAAATATTCTATCTGCCCGCCATTCTTTTTAATTTCTCCTGGACTACAATAAATTACAATCGGCATTTTATTTATGAATGGAACGGATTTACTTATTTTAGTATCTGTATTATAATCAAATGTGTATATTTTGCCAGGTATAAAATTGCCAGTAAACGTTTCTTCTGGCGTTTCTCTAGATGAATTTGAATATCTCTTAGAAAAATCACTTAGTGCCGCACTAGCTACAATTGGTATAGACCTACCATTATTTTCTTTATATTCTAATATTTGATCTGCTAGTTTCATTATTTACCTCTAAATAGGAAATTCTCATTAACTACCTTGAATTTAAATCCTCTTTTTTTAGCCCACTCAGTAGCAGCTTTGAATTTTGCTTGATTCACTATATAGACCTGCATCTTATAGTTATATGATTTCAGCTTAGCTGTTGTCATATTACCTTCGTATATAGGTTTTTGATATTGTTTCTCTGGTTTAACTTCTATTATCCACTCTTCGTAGTTCTCTCCAATACCAGTGCCTGATTTTATATAGAAATCTACATAATATTTATGCTCTTTCTTATCCAATGGATTATAATAATCTATTGCCATAGGCTCAGAACTCCATTTTAATATAGATTCATTAAGATCACAATAAGTACAGAATCTATATTCCCAAGAAGACCTACATATTATTTTGTGAATGTCCCCAATATACTTCTCAGGGTTTTTTGGTACATATAAGCCCGATTTAAAATTACCCTGAGGTTTTATTTTTTTAATCGACATTATATATTATAATTTCCGTTGTCTCCTGTTATATGACTAAACGGTATTGTATTAGGACATTTAGGCGGATGTATTTTTTTCCACCCTTTGGCTAAACCATTTTTTGCAATTTGGGTAAAGTAAGAAAATGGATTATTAGATTTCTCTGGCTTAAATCTATCCCAATATTTACAAAGGTCCTCCATCGCAAAAGACATACAATCATCTCTGTCATCTGGATTCTTATATGCCATTTTTTTAGCTATCCCTGTTATCATCAACTGAAACATTCCGATTAGCTCTGGAGTTAACTTTTCTATCTCACGAGACTCCTTAAAAGCTCTCATTAAATCTTTATTTTTTACATAATAATTATTAGCCATTTTCTAGGTAATTATATTTATATATTTTAGTTAAATCCTTGCGAATAGTTCCTCGCGTTATTTAAGCAAATAAAAGGGGTTTACTCAAAAAATGAATAAACCCCTTCTTATAAATTAAGTGTTTTATTTCTTTATCTTACTCCTTCTCTTCTGCAGCATCTTCTACTTCTACTGGTTCTTCAGTAGTTTCCTCTTTATTAGTATCTTCTGCATTACCTTCTGTATCATCCTCTGTGTCTCTAGCGTTATCTAAAGCGTCTGCTAGATCTACAATCTCGTCTATTTGATAGTCTCCGGTTTTTCCACTATCATGAAGAACTGTGTATCTCCCCGACGTACCATCGATAGAAATTACCTTTCCAGTATCTCCAGACTCTTTTATTTTAACTAAAGATCCGATAGAAAATTTTTCGTCTTCTGTAATACTATCAATAGCTTCAAAATCTATACTATCAATTTTAGAAATTTCAGAATTTATGATTGACCATTTCTCTTTTAAAGAAGTAATCTCGTCTTCTAACATTTTCTTAGCATTCTTAATTTCATCAGATTCTGATAATCTGCTATCGTGTCTCGTTGCAGTATCAATTTTAACGATTTCCTGTTCAACTGATGTAATATTTTCAAGAACTTTCGTTCTGTCGTTTACCATAACAGCTTTAACTTTATCCTCACCTTCTAAATATTCAGTAAGTCCTTCAGAAATATCATAATTTAAGAATTCTTTAACAAATCTAACTGCTTGTCTACCATTAGAAGCATATAATGAATTTTCATTCATTCCAGGATTAACCTTATTTACAAAGATTTTAGAATCCCATTTAATTAAATTAACTAATGCACCTTCATATACTCTAGATTTGATACTCTTAATAAAGTCAAGTTCTACTATATTTTCAAAGTTTTCATAAAGTCTTAATATATCTGAAACTACTTTCGCTCCGTTCTTACCAAAGAGTCCACTGAAATTGGATTCTAATAATTTAGCAAGTGTTGACTTATTATCAAAATTTAATTTTGTTTTATCTACATAAACTGCAGTTTCCTCATTTTCAGTAACTAAAGAGACCTTTCCATTTGCAAGGTAATAGTTTATTCCCCTCTCGTTTATTTTTACTCCTTCTGAGTTAAACGCAGCAACTAGAGATTTAAAGTTCTCGTCAATAGAACTTTCGTCAATTGTTGTTACCCCTTCATTATTTGCTCTGAAGTATTTACCGTTCATCGAGAAATATGTATTCCCTTCTGTAAGATAAACTGGTGAGTATACGCTTGCAACATAAGATTCCCCTTGTTGTGCAGGTATATTTAAAGATCCTTTTTCTGTAGCTTCCATTTCATTTAATCTATTTACTAAATTTCCTACAACCGGGTTAAATGCCCATGGTCTAAGGTTTTTTGATAATAGCCTATTTGATTTATCATCAGAATTAAGCCATTCGTTCATTATATCAGCAGCTCCAGAATAGAATTTCCATCCAGCATCTCTTTTTATTGAGAATATTGCTTTCTCTACTACAATTTCTGCTTTATGTTTATTTATTGTTTCTTCTAATAAACTTTTTTCTGCTTTAACATTTTCATCCCATTCAAAATTACCTAGTTCACTAGCGAAATTCTCTATTACAAGCGATTCTGGTATATGTTTAACATTTAATAGGTTGTTGTAATTAGTCAATATTACTTTAAAAGAAGTATGTTCTGTTATAGAAGAATTGCTCAGTTTATTAATAACTGCACTTAATCCCAACGATCTATATTGTGGTCTAGTCTTAGTTTCCACCATAGCTGGCTCTTCTTTAACTTTAGTACTTTTCTCTATTGCAATCTCGATAAGATCCTCGTCAGTATATTTAGCTAGTGCTTCTTCTCCTGCTTCTTCTTCTTCTGCAAAAATATAGCCTAGTAAATCTTCTCTTGACATATCATAGAATCTAGAATCGCCTTGAGTTTCTTCCGCTTCTTCAACTTCTCTATCGATATATGATCCGCTAGTCTTAGCTGAAAATCTTCCAGTGTCCCAGTTTTCCATAAGTCTATCTGCTGCTTCTTTAGAAACATCCATTTCCTGCTCCCTAAATTTAGTAAACATATCAGATGGTAATCCTTTAATGTTTTCCATTATTTCCTCTTCAGTGACTTCGTTACCGTTTTTTAATTCCGTTAGGTAGTGTTCAAGTACCTTTTTGTCAGCCTCCGATTGTGTGGTTTCTAACATTTTTTTGATCTTATTAGCTAAGTCCATTCGTTTTAAATTTTTTTATCTTAGAGTATATATCCTCTTTTATATATTCAATCTGTGTATTTTATCTTGCGATAAGTATTTCAATCTCTGCTACCAAATCTGTATGCGGATTTTCTATAATTATTCCTCCCGTTATTCCCCCTCCATACGAAAGGTTCCAACCTATAGTATCCTCTACCTCAGAGTCTACTCTTTTACCTGTTAATATCATTATTTCCCCCATAGGGTTAGTATTTGAATTATAGGTCCAATTTAAATACTTATTAACTGTAGTTGTTCCTTCTGGAAAAATAGTTTTAAATGCAATAAATGAAACATACCCATCAGCATCTCCCATATCGCTCTGCGCTAATATGAACGAGCTTCCTCCTTTTAATTTATACCTAGTTTTTGCATAGCTAGATACGTCTGCAAAATAATCTGAGAGGTCCATCATTTCTATAGATTTTTCCCCCTCCTCCAAAACTAAAGCGTCTCGATCAAAAAGAAATCCGTCATTTGCATCTCTTGGACACGGTTTAGGTGCTGTAGCCATCTTAGTTCGCTGTTATTATTTTTAATTTCACTACGTATTCTGTAGGATTAGTAAAATAGAATCCTTTAGAATTCCAAGCATTCCCCGTAGCCCCTTCTTTTATTGCTCCACTAAGGGATAAAAAATCCCCCATTACATAGTTTTGACAATCTGGATCCTCTTTTCCGTCTGGTCCATAGCTCCAATACATTTCTTTATATTCGCCAGCTTCTGGTAGGTAATACGCTCTTGCAAAAAGAAATCCTATTTGGTCGTTAGTCTCTGCGAAATATCCAGGGTCAAAATAAAAATAGGATAATGGTTGTATGGCAAAGGTTTGGTTCTGGAATCCAGAAAAATCTTGTAATGGATGGAAGAATGATTTAAGATCTAGGCTTTCTTCTGTGTCCTGTTTCCATACTACATTAAATGCTTCTTGAAAGAATCTTATTCTCCTCGATTCATTGAAGTCACAAAAAGTAAGTTGTATTCTTTCTATATCCTGTATTGTATGTGCTACTATTGTATACGTAGTCTCAAACTCAGCTCCACTAGCTCCTGGTGGAATCGGCCCTGTTATTCCTGTTCCCCCTGTTCCTCCATTAATAATTGGTAGCGCCATTATTTATTTTAAATTTTCCGGATACCTTTTTTCTGATCCCTTTTTATTGCTGTTAACGTTTGGTATTACTGTATAGTGCTCAGGGCTTAGCATTTTACTAATCTGAGATACTTTAGTTGTACTACTTCCTCCATCAACAACAGTTGGTTTAGTCTCCTTTTCCTTCTCAACTGGTACATCGACTTCAACCTCAATTGGTGCATCAACTTTCTCCTCGGTTTCTACAGAAACAGAGATATCAGTATCTATATATTTATCTTCATCGTGTTTGATATCTTCTAACATATCATCAATATTATCGATAGTATCAATATCTTCTCCGTCTGGTTTTATATAATCAACCAAACTCTTTATAAAACCTAATGCTACTAGTGGTAATATAGCACCACTTATTAATGATAATATACGCTTTTGATATATTACTTCTTCGTCCATTAAATCAAATAATTCTACCCAACCGGCAAAATCTTCTAAGTGCATAAAAGCATAATAAGTATTCCCCATTGCTTGCATTGCGGTAAGTACAATAAATAAAGTCCATACCAAGCCCTTTTTCATTTTCTTTAGCGCTATAATAGAAGCTAAAGATGCTGCTGCTCCTATCTCAAATGCAATAGCTAATGAGATGGCAAGCCATGTTGGATTAGATAGTTTGAAGAATTCTATAACGTGTATGGTAGAGATCAAGGAAACCATCACATATAACGTGACGAATGTCCCTATAATAAATCCAGAGATTATCCTATTTCTTTTATTATCCATGCTCATTCTTTTTCAATTCTGTCTTTTATTTCTGAAAGAGAGATCTTTCCTTTATCTAAATCGTCCTCGTATATAAGATATTGAAACATCACCTGCTTCATCTCTTCTCTAACCTCTTCTTTAGTTATTACAGTAATCTTTTTTATCTCTTTGTATGTACTATCCGCAAATGCTTCGGTTTTTCTTATATCTTTTTGTATTTTATCAACGTCTCGATTCATTCCACATTGACGTAAGAATAGGAATCCCATTAAAACGACAAGTATTATCCAGCTGTGTTCTTTAATTTTATCTATTGCTTTCATTCTAGTTTATATTAAATTATATTTATTATATATCCAAATTATAATAATGTCCTAATATATAAAAAAAGCACCCATCATATAATGGGTGCTTTCGTCTATGTACAAATTGATTATTTACTCAGTCGATATACCCTGTTGTAATCCAGCAAGTTCTGTTTCAAGGGTCTTAAGACTTTTTGTATCTTGATGGGTTCTTTCGAGTGCATCATTAAATACTTTATACAATGCTATGTAGCGTTCAGCTTCGTCTAATCCATTTCCCTTTGTCTTGGAAAGGAAATAATGACTTGCTTGTAATGGAAGAGAAGCCATATAAACATACCC